GGGGTTGAATGAAAAAATTTAACATCACGCTGGAAGAGACCATACGTAGGCGCGTGCAGGTCGAGGCCAAGAACGAGGAAGAGGCTAGGTTCGCTGCCGAAGATGGTAACGGTAACTACCTAGAACTGCCGAGGGTTGTGCGGTGTGAAATACAGCAAGTGCTTGAGGTAGAGGAGCAGCAGTAGTGGATCTTATAACGCTGGACTTTGAAACCTTTTACGATAAGGACTTCTCACTAACTAAGCTGACCACAGAAGAGTACATACGTGATCCTCGTTTTGAGATAGTCGGCGTAGGTGTGAAGGTTAACAACGGGCCAACGGAGTGGGCGAGTGGGACGCATGAAGAACTTAAAGAGTATTTCGCTGGGTTCGATTGGGCACACAGTATGGTGTTGGCTCATAACACTATGTTCGACGGTGCTATATTGTCTTGGCTCTTTGATATTCACCCTCGCGTTTGGGCTGACACTCTTTGTATTGGCCGCGCTGTACATGGGGTCGAGGTTGGTGGAAGTCTCAAGGCGCTTGCAGAACGGTACGGTGTCGGTGAGAAAGGAACTGAGATACTAAACGCCAAGGGTAAGCGTCGTGAGGACTTTACTGATGATGAGTTAGACCGTTACGGAGACTACTGCATCAACGATGTTGAGCTTACATATAAGCTGTTTGGCATCATGCTGCGGGGCTTCCCCAAACAAGAACTCAAGGTCATAGACTGCACATTGCGTATGTTCATACATCCGCTGTTAGTTCTAGATTCGTGTTTATTGTCTCGCCACCTGAAAGATATTAAGGATCGTAAGGATAACTTGTTACTAGAAGCAGGGGTGACTGACAAGAAAGACCTGATGAGTAACGAGAAGTTTGCAGAACTACTACGTTCCAAGGGTGTAACACCTCCTACCAAAATCAGTATGACCACAGGCAAACAAGCCTACGCATTCGCTAAGACCGATGAAGCGTTCAAGAGCCTTGGAGCGCACGAGAATCCAGAAGTGCAAGCGTTGGTAGCCGCACGATTGGGCAACAAAAGCACGTTGGAAGAGACACGCACTCAGCGATTCATAGACATTGCGGAGCGCGGAACTCTGCCGGTTCCTGTGAGGTACTATGCAGCGCACACTGGTCGGTGGGGTGGGGATGACAAGATCAACCTACAAAACCTACCGAGCCGTGGGCCTGACGGTAAGATGTTAAAGAGAAGCATCACCGCACCTGACGGCTACACACTCATTGACTGTGATTCGTCGCAGATTGAAGCGCGTGTGCTGGCATGGTTCGCGGGGCAGGATGATTTGACTAAGGCGTTTCGCAAGAAAGAGGATGTCTACGTCAAGATGGCTGCAAGAATTTATGACGTACCAGAAGACCAAGTGGACAAGCAACAGCGGTTTGTTGGTAAGACCACAATACTTGGGGCTGGCTACGGCATGGGTGCAGTTAAGTTCCAAGCACAATTGGAATCATTTGGGACTTACATACCCCTTGACGAAGCGCGACGAATCATCAATATATACCGTGACGCCAACTGGAAGATAAGTCATCTGTGGCGTGAGGCTCAGAACATGATTGCTTACATGGAACGTGGTAACACACTTGAGTTTGGTAAAGAAGGCGTAGTTGAGGTATTGGGAGATCGTTCCGCCATACGTCTACCTTCTAACCTGCTAATGCGTTATGACGATCTACAAGGTGAGCAGGGTGAACGGGGTATAGAATACACGTACAAAACACGCCGAGGCCGAACGCGGATCTACGGTGGCAAGGTGATAGAGAACACCTGCCAAGCTCTTGCACGTTGTATCATCGCTGAACAGATGTTGCTGATCGCTAAACGGTATCGTGCGGTGTTGACTGTGCATGACTCAGTTATTGGGTGTGTGCCTATAGATGAGGCTGAAGAAGCTAAGCAGTACATTGAGAAGTGTATGAAGTACGTGCCCAAGTGGGCGAAAGGACTGCCACTTGACTGCGAAAGTGGTATGGCTAAAGCATACGGAGACTGTGAATAATGGCAAACGAAACATTTTCTGTGCAAAACACAGAAATATCAAAAGGGGCGGTTGTGAGAGTACGTTCGTATGGTGGCGAGATTCTAGAACGAAGGGTTTGGGAAGTGACCGGTGACGCGGTGTTTGTATGTGCAGAGCATGTATGGGAAGCATTAGCGTCGGGCATTGACGCTGCACCACCAGTAGGCTTCCCTATTGCTGATGTCGAATTGCGGAATAATGAGTGTGATAGGTAGAGTAGGTAGGCATGAGCATCTCTACAAGGTTATAGATGGCGAAGAACACAAGTTATGTGCACTTTGTAAGCAGTTCGTAGTGTTGGCTAACTGCGCTTTAGGGAAAGTGAGGTTTGGTGGACGTAGAAGCTATGGAAATTGCAAACCGTGTGTAAGCAAGAAAAGAAAAATATATAGGCAGGTACCAAGGGCCAAAGAGGTGAAACGTGCTTGGGAAGCAGCCAACCGTGACAAAGTACGGGCGGGGAACAAGATCGCGGCTACTAAATACATTCACTCAGAAAAAGGGAAAGCCACTCGCGCTAAGTATAACGCTGCCCATGCAGAAAAACGAAGGGAAGATGGCATACGACGTAGTAGAGAGAAGGTAAAAAACATTTCAGACGCCTACGCTCGTCAAATGTTAGCTGATTGTAGCCCCCTAAAAGGTTCGCAGTTTCCCCAAGAAATTGTTGACGCTAAAAGAGAACTAATGAAATTAAGAAGAGAACTTAAAGGAGACCAATATGAAAGACGTAGTAGAACTACGTAAGTACTTATCTGAAGTATTTGATGAGCTTCGTTCGGGTAGCATATCAGCTAACGAAGCCTCTGAACTAGCCAACATTGCTGGCAAGATGATTAACTCAGCTAAGGTACAGATAGAGTATCACGCACTACGCAAGGATGAGCCAAAAATAAAATTCTTGCACGTACAAGAAAAAGTTTAACGAGTAATGAGCATAGCACCGTGGTCGTTCAGCAAGATTAAGGCATTTGAGCAATGTCCTAAGCAGTTCTATCACGAGAAGATACTCAAGCAGTACCCGTTCAAAGAGTCTGAAGCCACACTGTATGGAACAGCTTTTCACGAAGCTGCTGAGACATACATCCGTGATGGTGGTGAACTAGACCCACGGTTCAGCTATGCACAGAAGATGTTAGACGCACTGAACGCCAAGAAAGGTGAGAAGCTGTGCGAGATAAAGATGGGCCTGACTGAAGACCTAGAAGCGTGTAGTTTCTTCGCACGTAACGTGTGGTTTCGCGGTATCGCGGACTTACTGATACTAAATAGAGAAGATAAACTGGCTTGGGTCATTGACTACAAGACAGGTAAGTCGGCAAAATATGCTGACAAAGGGCAGCTAGAACTTATGGCGATGGCTACCTTTAAGCACTACCCCGAAGTAGAGACTGTTCGGGCTGGTTTACTGTTTGTAGTGAGCAACGATTTAATACGAGATCGCTACGCAGTTGAGGATGAGCAAAAGCTGTGGACTAAATGGTTGAGTAAGTACAACGATATGGAAACAGCTTTTGAGAACGATACGTGGAACCCTAACCCAAGCGGCCTATGTAAAGCATGGTGCCCAGTGCTAGAGTGCCCACACAACGGGAAGAACTAATGCCGTATAAGAACAAAGCAGATCGCAAGAAGCAGAAGAACCCACCAGTGGGTAGTGCTGCACATGAGGCTCGTATGGAACGGCAACGTGCTCGTCGGGCTATGGATAAGACGGGGCGTGATGCTAATAAGAACGGTAAGGCTGACAAACGTGAGGGGAAGGATGTTAGTCATAAGAAGATGCTCAGTAAGGGGGGCAGCAACAAAGATGGCGTCCGTGTAGAAAGCGCCAGTAAAAATAGAAGTCGTAACGGCAAGAAGCCAAAGCGAACGAGATAAGACCAAGGTATATCCTACCTGTTTAGCACTCCCCGCCAGTGTGGTCGAAGGCGGGACTTTTTAGACCAAGGGCGTGGATCATACGTCCTCATTGCAAGGGTGCCCGTCCCCTTGGTCGATAGACGGGACTAACAAGGAGATCAAATTATGAGTAAGTTTGCAGAAGCCATTAAAGCGCAACAGGCGTGGCACGAGAAAGAAAAACCCGCGAAACCAAAAATGCTTCCTGAGAGAAGGGAGCCGATAAAAGACTCTGCAATCATGCAGATTCTAAAGCTGCAAGAGCTAGGTTTGCTCGCAAAGGACATAGCAAAAGAAGTTAGCGTGCCAGTGCAGACCGTGTACAACGTGCGACAGCGTTACATTCTTATTGACGTTAAGAATGGAACCCAGTGGTACAAGTCAGTAGGTTTATAGCGCACTATGAAAGTTGTAGATAACAGAGCACTGCTATTACGCCTTAAAAATCCGGGCAAGGTGACCACTGTAATACCCAAGAGCAAGGAGTTATCAGGAAACAGAGTGGTAGTTAACTGGGGCGTGGATGAGACACACGTACTCAAGAACCTAAACATACAAGCACCGTCACCCATTGAGGGTAAGTACAAGTGGACGGGTAAGTACGAGCCGTTCAGTCACCAAAAGACTACATCGGGGTTTCTCACACTCAACAAACGTGCGTTTTGTTTCAACGAGCAGGGCACAGGTAAGACCGCCAGTGCTATATGGGCGGCAGACTTCTTGCTCAACCAAAATAAAATCAACCGCGTCCTAGTTATCTGTCCTCTGTCGATTATGGATTCGGCATGGCGTAAGGATCTGTTTGATTTTGCCATGCACCGCACAGTAGATATTGCCTACGGCTCGGCTAAAAAACGTGTTGCAGTAATTGCGGGTGACGCAGAGTTTGTCATAATAAATTATGACGGTGTGGAGATAGTCGCTGACGCCATCGCAAACGGCGGGTTCGATCTGATAATTGTAGACGAAGCAACTCACTACAAGAATGCACAGACAAAGCGATGGAAGACGCTCAACAAACTACTCACTCCAGATACATGGCTATGGTTGCTGACAGGTACACCCGCTGCTCAAAGCCCTGTTGATGCTTATGGGCTAGCCAAGCTAATCAATCCGAAAGGAGTGCCACGCTTCTTTGGCTCTTTCCGCGATATGGTTATGTATAAGGTAACCAACTTCAAATGGGTGCCTAAGCCTAACGCTACTGAAACAGTGTTTAATGCACTACAACCAGCAATACGTTACACCAAAGATGAGTGTCTGGATTTGCCAGACATGATCTACACCACACGCGACATACCGCTGACGCGCCAGCAAGAAAAGTATTACAAAGAACTGAAAGAGAAGATGATTATGCAAGCGGCTGGGGAAGATGTCACCGCTGCCACCGCTGCTGTGAACATGAACAAGCTCTTGCAAATTAGTTCCGGTGCCGTGTACACCGACTCTGGCGAGACCATAGAGTTCGACACTAAGCACCGATATAAGGTGTTGCGCGAAGTAATAGACGAGTCCAGCAAGAAAGTCCTCATATTCGTACCGTTCAAACACACAATAGACTTGCTTACAGAGAAGCTACGAGCAGATGGCATACCCACCGAGATAATTAGCGGTGCAGTAAAGGCAGGGGAGCGCACTCGCATATTCAAAGAGTTCCAAGAAACAGACAACCCTAGAGTATTGGTGATTCAGCCACAAGCTGCTGCACACGGTGTTACGTTGACTGCGGCTAACACGGTGGTCTGGTGGGGGCCAACGAGTTCTGTGGAGACTTATGCACAGGCTAACGCCCGTGTACACAGAGCGGGTCAAGACCACAAATGCACTGTAGTACAGCTACAAGGTTCTAATGTGGAAAAGCGTGTATACGCACTACTTAACAATAAAATAGATACCCACACAAAGATTATTGATCTTTACAAGGAAATACTTGACTAACGCATTAGCTACCTTTAGATTGCAGTTCTCGGCAATGAATAGGACACAAACATGGCTGATGCGAAAGTAGTAGATAGTGTCACCTTGGAGAAATTGACTAGGGTTTATCTCAAGATCAAGGGCGAAAGGGAACGTCTGTCTGCTGAATTTAGGGAAGCTGACGATAAATTAGTCGCGCAGCAAAACAAAATAAAAAGCGCACTCTTGGATCATTTGAAAGATACGGGGGCCAAGAGCGTCAAGACTGATGCCGGTACGTTCTACCGTACTGTGAAGCAGAAGTATTGGACAAGTGATTGGGAATCCATGCACAAGTTTATCTTGGAGCATGAGGTGCCTGAGTTCTTGGAGAAGCGTTTACACCAAGGGGCAGTTAAAGGGTTCCTAGAAGATAACCCAGACCTGTTGCCGAAGGGGTTAAACGTAGATTCGGAGTACGCTGTGACAGTGAGGAAAGCATAATGGAGCAGCTAGTTCCGATTGAAGATGTCGCCAAGCACTTTAACGTGTCATTATCCACGGCCCGTAAATGGGTACGGGATGGCGCTGTGCCTTCTGGCACGTATGTCAAGATAGGTAAGACCCAACGGTTCGACTTGGAGAAAGTGTCACAGGCACTTATGTCTTACAAAAAACTAGAGCCTACAGACGATCTGAAAGAAGAGCTGTCGGAGGCTTTTGACCCTACGGCATACGATCCTGACGCAGATCTGTAGTGCGCCGAATCAGCATACAGGGTAGTAAGTTTACGGGTCTGGTAGATCAGCCAGAAGGTAGCATTTGCCGTTCCATAGACGTAGTTATAGTGAACGCGGCGGACGTATCCCGCTCGTACTACAAAGAAGACTACGTAGTTGGAGCCAAGAAGTTACCTACATGCTGGTCAACGGACACCCAAAGACCTGCACCCGAAGTGCCAGAAGACCAGAGACAGAGCGCACGTTGTTTAGACTGCACTCAAAACGTTCGAGGTTCGGGGAATGCAGGGGGTAGGGCTTGTAGATTTCATCAACGCCTAGCGGTTGTTGAGGATCATGCACTGGACACGGTGTATCAGCTACAAGTCCCTGCCTCTTCGATATTTGGTAGAGAGCGCGGGGGCGGTATGCCGCTACAGGCTTACTCCAAATTTTTGTCTGGGCATGGAACGCCCTCAATAGCAGTGGTCACTAGGATAGGTTTTGACGAGGGTAGTTCTGTACCTAAGTTGACTTTCTACCCGCAGCGACCACTAGAAGAAAAAGAACTTGAAGAAGTCCGACTCATGGTAGATCACGAGGACACGTTACAGGCAATCGCATTCAAAGTGGATTTGCATAACGTCAATGGTGGTTCCCCATTTGCGGAAACGGAAGGGTTCACAATAGCCTAAGTTAAGGAGACCAACATGGCTGAAGTAAATATGTATTACACGCTAGAGAACGTCGAAGCTCTCTATCCAAGAATTAACACCACCTACAAGTTCGATAACAAAGCGAACGGTGGGAAGGGTGGCTCTGTTAAGTGTGATCCGCTGGACGACGGAGCGGCATACGAAATGTCCTTTGTTATGTCTGAGAAAAAAGCAAAGGCGTTGTACAAGTCAATGAAAGCGGCGTATGACGTTAAGAAAGAAACTAGCTGGCCTGAGAAGTTCCCGCTGCCGTTCAAGAAAAATGATGACGGTAACTACGTCGGTAAGGCCAAGCTAAAAGGCGCTTACGGCACTGACCTAACCAAACCCCCACTGCAAGTGGACGCGAAGAACAACGAACTACCAAAAGACTTTCAGTTAACCACTGGTAGTATCGTTAATCTTGCGGTTACCTTTGTGCCGTACTCAATGCGGGAGAATGGGGTTAGCTTACGTCTGAACGGTGTGCAGGTAATAGATTACAAGCCTATGGCTTCTCGCTCACCGTTTGGTGTAGTAGAGGGTTACGTAGCGCAGCCTGACAATCCGTTTAGTGACACTACTAGCAAACAAGCCGAGCCAGAAGATGATGACTCGGATGACATATTTGGCGATGAGCCAGATACCTCTGCCGCAACAGAGGAACCCAAAAAGAAGGTTGTTAAGAAGTCCGCACCTGCACCCTCGGACGATGAAGACCTGAGTGACGTTATCGACGAATGGGACGACTAAGCCGGTAACACTCCACTATGGCTAGGCATTGCCGAAGAGGGTGCGCCGACGCCCCTGCCATAGTGTCTTTCGGCATTGGGTGCAAATATGAATACGATAGAATTTTTAAGGTGGGTGTTACCCCCCGAAGGAGTGTACGTACTCTTTAGAAATAGTCTGGCTCAAAACAGACATCGGCAAGCGTACTTTAATTCGCTGGAAGATTTGGCCGAGGCCGCAGACTACTACGACAGTGAGGGGTGGGATACATACTTCGCTGTAAGTAATTATAAGAAAGAGGGTACACGCAAAGGCGAAGACGCTGACAAAATTAAGGCGTTTTTCTTAGATCTGGATTGTGGGCCAGAGAAAGAGTTCCCCACAAAGAAGGTCGCACTGCAAGAACTTCAAAGGTTCTGCGTTGCAACGACGTTACCAAAACCACTCATAGTGGACTCAGGGCGTGGGTTACATGTTTATTGGGTTCTCACTGAACCAGTAGCAGT